TCACAAACTTTGGTGTTCATCGTCTGAATCTCCTAGTAGAGTAGGAGCCATGCCATTAAAGACATTAAGTGCACCACGAACATTTTCCCGAGTGTAACTTTGAGTCATTTGCAAAGATGAGTGGCCTAACCAGTGCATGACATCAGTTGCAACCTGTCCGTTGGTGAGTGCCATGGTAGCAAAGTAATGTCGGAATATGTGAGGGGTAATATGAATTCCAGCTGCTTCACCCACTTTATTCAAAACCTTATTTGCTTGCTGTACTCCCATTGGCATACCTGTCTTTTCATTTACAAATAAAAAACTTTCATCATTAATGTTTCTATGGGTCTTTGAGTAAATATTTTGACTATAGGTGATGGCGTAATGACAAATATTGAGCATTCCACCACGTACATATATTGTGCGGTAGCTTGAGTTATTCTTTAAGTCACCGCCGTCTGGTTCTGCATTAGTACGCCCCTTCTTAAATTGTATTGCGCAAACTTCTTCGTCATTCCATTGTGAGAATTTAAAAGAACTGAATTGTAGTCCCATAAGCTCTTCACGTCGTTCCCCAAGCGTTAGCAGGGCTAACATGCAGTATTGGTACTTTGACAAGACACTAGGTGCTACGGCCATGAGCTGGTTATACTGTTTTTCAGTGATTGTTTTTGATGACGGTGATTTACCACCATCAATTGAGATACCACTCAACTTGTTTTTCACAATCACATCATTCCGGGCAGCATCGTTCATCAATATTTGCATTACAGAATTGGTTGTAATAATAGTGTTCTTGGCATAACCATTTTTGATCATTTGATCGATAAAATTTTGGTAACTTTGCCTAGTGATTTCATTGATTTTCTGATTACCGAAAACAGGCTTTAATTGATTGTTCCAGTAGTTTTTTTTCTGAGTAATGGTAGCTGGTCGCCAGAGTTTCAGGTCGATATTTCGCTTTAGAACTTTATCAAAGTAAGCTTGAAGCGTAATTGTGTCTGAAATTGATGCGGTGATTTGCCCAGTTCCAAGCGTTACTTCGAATTTTTTTAATTCAATATCAGCATCTCGCCAAGTTATAAAACCAGATTTGCTCCAAGTGCGGTATTTATGGTTAATATCGGTATAAGAGCGGCGAATTCCATATTTTTTTCCTCGTTTTGTTTCATATTCGTAAATTCCAGGGTGACGTTTTAAAGGTTTCCATTGTCTTGGCATACTCATCATTCCTCCAATTAAAATTATTGAACGTATGTTCTTTTGAGATGCTAAATGAAGTCCCCAGATAGGGGACTTAACTGAAAAATACTGCAAATAAACTAATTGATGTGCTCACAATACCAATAATCAAAGTTCCCACGACCCAACGAACTGTTTCAGTATGTTGTCGTTGTTGTTCCTTCTCACTGTCTTGAATCAACAATTTAATTTTATCGGGAATATTTTCAATGCCTATGGATAACTTATCAATTTTATTTTCTAATTTAAGTTCAGTGATTTTTAACTCTTCGTGTGTTACATACTTATTCATATCACTGCCTCCATTGTCACTATTGTTATCACTAGTATGATATATGGTAGAAGAATGGTCAACAGGAAAACTGGTTGTTTGAAAATCATCCATTTTCAAAATATTATTTTGACTGCTCATAAGCGATCACGCTTGCTTCGTGGTGATAAAGTGAAAAGAGTCTCTTTTGAGTCAATGACTTTATTGTTATCTTTTAGCTCTAATTTCAATCTGTAATTTTCGTTATTTACTAGTGGCTTAAAAAGATTGATAGCAGTAGTAAATGCAGTATTGACAGAAAATAAAAATTTTTCATCTTCAACAATTTCCCGAGTTAGATTCATTTTAGCTATAGCAGTATCTGAGCTGACTTCTATTGAATCATCAGAATGTTTTAGCGTTTCACCACTTTCTGTTATAATAGTTGTTTCTATTCCATAGCTTTTATCAATTTTAATATTGAACAACCCAAACATCACGCCGATATTAAATTCAGTTTTTTGCCCAATTTCAAAGACAGCTATCGGGCTAACATCATCGGTCGGCGGCTTTGTGAAAAGATACTGAATTTTTTCTTCAATCATCGTATACACCTCTATTTAGTTTTAAGATTACCCATTCCTATGTGAGCGGCAGAAGTCGAACCTACATCTGAAAGTATCTAGTTAGCAATTCAAAGGAGTACTGTTCTACCGTTGAACTACGCTCGCGTGAACTTATTAATAATAAATACTATTTAACGTCCGTGTTCCAAGTTAAACTGTGTTTGCTTTTCGCCAGAAGTTTTCATATTGTCTGGTGTTGCTTGCAATGCTTGTAATTCCGACATTCCGTCATGTTGCATCTTATATAAAGCAGGTGATACTCCGTATTTATTTAAAAATCCTGTTAGTGTATGTTCATCCATTGAAATTGATGAGCTATTTTCATTCGTCGAGGATTCTTGATCAACAGATGAACTAGCAGCTACTGATGAGCTGGATGCCCTTTGTGAGGCTGAATTGGCTTGTGCTACACTAGTTGAACTTGCTTCAGCCACGCTAATAGAGGCAGCTTTACTGCTTGATTCAGCAATTTTCTTTTTGCTTTCAGAGTCAGCTTTGCTCTCTGAACTTGCTTTTTTCTTGGATTCCAATTTAGCGGAGGTTTTCTTCTTGGCAGCAACGCTATTTGAAGCTGACTCACTGTTTTGTTGTGATGTTTTAGTATTAGTGCAAGCTCCTAGCGTTAAAGCAGCTAACACGATGGCACTAAAAATTAATTTCTTTTTCATTCTATATTCCTCCAAATCAATATTTCCCCAAATAAAAATCCCCATGATGATTAAATTCTAACCCCCTAGCTTTTAATGACTTCCTATCTGGTCAGTGCTTTTAGATCAGCGAAGCCAGCTCATGCGGTAGCTTGAAAAAATCTAAGAAGTCTAATACATCTTCTTGTTTGCTCCAACCGTATTCCTCTTTCAACATGGCCAGCATAAACCTATTAGCCTCTGTTTCGTTGTCATCGGATAGAAAACTTGTCGTATTTACCGCGAAAAACTGCGTATTAAATCCCTTGTGATGCCGTATATGAAAAATTTCATGATAGCAAACACCATCTTGTGTCCGCTCATCAATTGTATTGTTAATGACAATCATTGGGATTCGATGCGAGTTATTATTGTAGCCGTAAATATTGCTACCAAGGTTATTGAACTGAACGTTGATTCCTAAGTCGTGTGCCAGGTCAAAAGCATTTTGAATCCCAAACTTGTTGGTTAAGTGGTCAATATCTTCTTCAATCCACCGTTCCATATAACCAGCTCCTATTATTCCTCTCCATTACGATACTTTTTGGGAGTGAACTTTCTTTTTGCTAATTGTTTGGATAATTCTAATGTTTGACGCATGGACGCTTTGAGCAGTTCTTTGTCCTGATCAGATAGCTCTTGTCCATTTTGGAAAAATGATAAAGAATGTTTGGAGTCGAGCCCGTTCATCATATCTTCAAGTTCCTTATCGATACTTTTTTCATCTTTTTCCGTTAGATCGTAGTAATGTTTTTTATTATCAGAGGATTCACTTTTTATGCTGATGTTTGCAGAAGATAGGCCAGCAAGATTAAGAATTTCTTCTCGCGTAATTCTCAGCCCTTTAGCCATGCGAACCAAAGTATCTACTTTAGGTATGTTCCTTTCTCCACGTTCAACAAGTGACCAATAAGATGGTGAAATTGCAGGTTTACTATCGGTTTTAGATTGTTGTGAGACTTGTCGCAATGAAAAATGTTTCCGCAGACGAATCTCTTTCAATGAGTTTCCGAACTCTTCCGGTGTTATCGAATCCATTCATATCAGTCCTCCTAATGATTTTAGTATAACAAAAGTCAAAAATACTTAAATGATTTGTAAAACTTTTATATAAAAATCGTTGACAAAAGTTTTACAGATGGTATTATATAAATGTAAGTTAAGAGAGGAGGTAATCGGATGGTTCAGCTATATGTAGTTGGCAAAAAGAAAATCGATGTTTTATTGGCATGGCATGGATATACTCAGAAATCATTGTCAAGCCGTGTTAACATTGGCCCTAGTTATATGTCTTCGATTATCAATGGAAAGAAACCAGTTGGTAAAAGGACAGCAAAAAAGATTGCTGACAAGCTGGGAGTTGAAGTGACGGATATTTTTTTTATTCCTAATGTTGACAAAAGTTATACAAAACCAAAGGAGGCGGCAAAATGAGTGAGAAAGAAGAAACACCAGTTGTAATTATTCATCCAGCAAGCGATCCGGATTTTGATGGAACCATGTTAAATAGCAAATTTTGGGATCGAATTGTGGTTACTACGACAGAAGGCAAAAAAGTAGCAGAGATCAACACTGACGATGCAACCCCTGCTACCGGATATTTAGTTAAAGCATACCCACATAAGGATTAACCCTTAGGGGGATGTGGATCATGACCATGACTATCTTTACGAGAGATTTTACCATCACGGTTATGAATAACTAATTCAGAATGTTGGTTGTTAGAAATACGACGGGCCACTTTTTCCGCTTCACTTTTATTGTTGAAGTTGGCAGTAGCTCGTGAATTGCCAGCACCTTTAACATTCCAACCGCCCTTTCCATCAGGGACGACATGTTGATCAGCCATATTATTCACCTCCTTGCAATCATTATATCGCAGGAGGTGGGGAAAGGAGGTGAGCAGATGAAACGACAAATGGAGTTAAGAATCCATTTAGAGTCAGTAGACAAAATTAAAGAGTTACTACCACAAATAGCAACTCTTCAAACTAAATATGATGTTCACTTAATTATTGATGTTTGTGAAACTCGAACAGCTATCTAAAACATATTTTTCTTTAGATAATCCCAGTTATATTCATTTGTAGCACCATCCAGTGGTGGCATTGAAACTGGTGTAATTAAAAACTGAGTGAGCGAATGGCTTAAAAGACTTTTTAGAACATCTTCTTTAGAAGATGTATAGGAACTAACGATAATAGCTCCCTCAAAAATCTTTATAAATCTATCACTTGGATGAAGAATTACAGAATTTTTAACAGATTCCCACTTATTTACAGTTGGATCAAATGAAATTAAATAATTTTTTCTGCCTGACATTTTAATCACCTCCTCATGCTCAATTATCGCATAAGGAGCGAACAAAACTATTAACTTTTCAAAGAACGGAGGCAACAACATGCAAGCAATTAAAAATCGCAAACGTGAACTTGTCGATTCAATCATCGAACTGCTCCCGGCAGTGTCACCGAGTCTGATTAATGCTAAGACATTTTGGATGTCGGAAGGTGAGCTTACCGAGTTGATAGGTATGATTCACGACGGGGACCGGAACGAATTTTACGAGATGATTAATTCTTAATTATATTATCCGGCGTTTTTGATTCAGGTTAAACTCATGAAACTGAAAGGTGGTGAGAAAATGCCAACACAATCTAGTTCAGTATATGCAGGCAGTATGCTTACTGATGCCATTAATCAAAACAGCGTAACGCCTATTAATTTGAGCGGCAAGGTAGGCTACTCGGTAACGTTGATTTACAAACAAAGGCATGATCAGGCCCGCATTCGCATAGAATCGGTACCAGCCTTTCTTGCAGCGTTGCCTAATCAAAATCAATTCTTTGCAATCGAATTGGCACACAGATTCGTGGGAGTAACAACACCGGTGGTTGACGGTGACCGAATCATGAAGGAACCGCTGGCGATGGCTGTTAAAACGATGCCGGAATTAAGCCAAGCATTAGCAGCTATTCAGGATTCAATTGATGAACTAACGATACCTAAAGAGGATTTGAAGCCAAATGACTTTGATGATCCTAAGAAGCTAGTCGCTGAGTGTTTTGATGCAGTGCTTTACTTGCTAAACCTAATCGCGTATGTATGTCGTGGTTTTGATTTATCGATGCAGGACCAGCTTAAACAGCGAATGAAAAAATGGTTTAAAGATGGAGTCGTTAAACATAGGAAGGAGTGATAGAGATGATGATCTCAATGCAAAATGACGATACTGAGTTTATTAATGCTGTAGCTGTTGCGGTAGCCGATAGAATCATGCCACAACTGGAAGTGCTGGTGAAGAAGTATTACACACCGGATCAGGGATTAAACCAACAGCAAGCCGCTAGTATGCTTGGATGCCATGTGGATACATTAAAAGATTTTTATTACTATCAGCCTGGATTTCCACATTTCAAAAAGGGGACAAAAGATTCATTTTCACAAAAAGCTTTAGAGAAGTGGATGTCTGACAACCAAATACGAGCGTAAGGAGGAAATAGCAATGATTGAAGGAGCATTAGTAGGCTGCGTGTTAACTGCATTGTGGTTCAAGCGTCATGAAGTTGCTAGTTGGTTTGGAATTTAAGGAGATGAAGACGATGAAATTTACATTCCGGATCGGAAACGTGCTTTACAAACAGATCACAATTGAAGAATTGAATAATGTTTTTGGCACATTTAAGGAGGTTGAACGAATTGGAAGTATGCAAAGCATCGCTAAAGCCTAAATTCGAGTACGAAAAAAGCTGCTCGAGTATCGGAAGTACCCGTGCAGCTAAGACGCTTAATAAATTTATTTTCGAGTTCTATTGTACTCCGAAACAGTCACTAAGACAATGGTTGGTCACGTTAATACGGAGGTGGACGAAATGAACGGCTACGATAGCTGGTTGGTTGACCAAGAAGAAGCTGCAGAAGGTTGGCGTGATGAAGAGCCCACCGAGGAAGAGCTGATTGAAAGTGGCGTCATTGCTGATGAGGAGGACGATGAGAATGATTAAAGAAGAAACTGCGGGCATGACGCTCGATGAAATGGAAGCCAAGCTTGAGCAGGCTACCCGAGATAAGAAGGCTTTTAAAAAGGCCATGCTAAAACCGCAAATGGAAGTTGATAAGTATCGAAAGGCCATCAAGACGGTAGATGATCAAATTGACCAGCTACAAGAATTACAGCGAATGGCAATGGGTGATCAAGAACAAGTTGATACTGAGTTCTTTAACTTCAAAATGGGCACCGTTAACCCTAGTACGTCTCGTAACTGGAACCTTGAACGAGATAAGGACGCGACACCCAAAGAGCTTACAGCAGTCTTTGAACGCTTTGACGATACATTAATCAAGACGACCCGGAGTGTAAACGAAACGGAAATCAAGAATCGATTAGCAAGTGGAGAGCTCTATGTAACCCCTGATGGTAAGATCATGGACTCAAACCTTAAGGCTCTGCCAGGATACTCCGGGTCACTCAAGAAGCCAAAAATCAGTGTTAAAGCAAAAGGATGATAAACCATGAAGTTTTATGAGGATGGGAATATTCCAGAGATACCCAACATGTACTTTATCTACGGGGATGGCGGTACTGGTAAAACTAGCCTGCTAAAGCAACTAAAAGGTCATAAATTCGTTTTTAGCTTTGATATGTCTAGCAATGTTTTGATTGGCGATAAGGATGTAGACGTAGTGATCTTTGAACATAATGATGCTCCGAATATTCAAGCAATGGTTGAAGAGTGCATTATTCGTTCTATTCAAAATGCTAAATATCAAGTGATCGTTTTGGACAATGTAACGGCGCTACAAAACTTGGTACTTGAGAATATCGACAACGCAGCTAAAGACAATCGTCAGAATTACCAGAAATTACAATTATGGTTTCGTGATTTGGGAACCATTTTAAAAGAAAGTGGCAAAACAATTTATGCTACTGCTCATCAACTTGATAACGGATCATCAGGAATTAGTGGCGAGGGTCGTTTTCAAGCTGATATGAATGAAAAAACGTTTAACGCATTTACCTCGATGTTCGACCTAGTAGGCCGTATTTACTTGGCAGCGGGTGAACGAATGATTGACCTGGATCCAGAAAAAGGGAATCACGCTAAAAACCGATTAGATGATCGCAAATTGATTAAAGCTAATGAGCTAATTCAGTCAGAAAAAGGAGAGAAATAAAAATGGCACTATTTACAGTAGATACAAATAATATTCTCGGACAAGCAGTGGAGGAAGCCGGAACATACAATGTGGTGGTTGCTCCCAGTTCTCAATACACGACAACTCAACAAGCCGGGAACCCAATGGCAGTATTTGATTATGAAGTGCTCGATGGAAAATATAAGGGTGGCCGAATTCGATTCGACAATGAAGTGTGGGATACCAGTACAGAGGAGAAAGGTAACCTTTCGATTAAACGGTTTAACACGATTGCGGTTGCCCTAGGCGCAGCTAATGGGACTTCATTTGATTCGATTCAGCAATTTGTCTCGCAAGCCGTTGGGAATAAACTGGCTGTCACGGTCGATTGGGAAACAGGTCAAAACGGTAAAACTTATTTAAGCGTCAAAAGTCACAAACCATTTATGCAAGACGGCAGTAAGCCAAATGGTGTTAAGCGTCCTAATGGATCAAGCACTCAGAGTGGCGGATTTGCACCAAGAAACAGTAGTGGTTTTGGCGGTCAAAATCATAATCACGGTTTTGGCAGCACGTCAGCACCTAATCCAACAAATAATAGTGTACCTAAGCAACAGGGTAATAATATTAGTTTCGCTAACCAAACTGGTGCTGGGTACAAAGGTGGCCAGCCATTTGATAACGTTCCTGATGGGCTACCCTTTTGATGGCACTAACTTGATGAACCGAATAAATCGGGCTTCAACGTTACATGGTAATCAAAAATGACATTCGAATTGGCTTGAATGCAGCAGTGACTGAATACACCGAACGGGTGAAAGGCCCATTAGTAAAGGAGGGACGAATTTGGATTACTTCAAACAACGACGAGCGTACCGAAATTTTAAAATGTATGAAGCGAGTGTCTCTAACGGCCAAAATAATCTGTATCGCGAGTTACTAGACTATGCGAACGACGAAGGCAAGTTGGACGTTCAGTTTCGCATGAAAAATTCGGCATTACTCAGTCTGACAGGACTATCCGAACCCGGCCTCGATAAAGCACGCAACTCATTAGTACAACTAGGACTAATTAAATATGCTAGAGGCAAGAAAAATGTTAAACCACCTGAATATCGCATTATTAATTTATATAGTAGGTCAGCTGGTTACCCAACCAGTAACCCAACTACAAGCCATAAAAGTAGGCCAACTGGTTTAGATGAAGTAGGCCAACTGGTTGGGCAAGGTGGAGGTCAACCGGTAGAACATAAAGAACTTACTAGTACTGACCCTGACTTGACTGATACTGACTCTTATGATGATGACGCGGGCGTGACGCGCGAGCAAGTCATTAACGATTGGACCAACCTGTGGGGATTTCCAAATGGTATTGCCCGACCTGAGATTGATGAATGGCTGGAAGAGTTCAAGCCTGAGGTGATTGCCTATGCAATTTGGGTTGCTGGAGAACATCAGATTGGATCTAATGCATGTTTGAAATACGTTCGTGCAATTGTTGCGGGCTGGAAGAAACGAAATATTACGACGTTAGAGCAGGCTAAAAAGGCCGCTGCTAATCATGACGACCGCATGAAGAGCGAAAGAAAACCTAGTGGCTATTCAAAACCACGCCGTAAAGAAGTTACGCCAAAGTGGATGCAAAACGGCGCTTATCAGGCGGATTCTAAGCCAAATTCAAGTGATAACCAGCAGGACGATATGAGTGACGAGGCGTTCCTAGCGTTTATGAACAGTCAGGAGGAAGCTAAATGAATTGGGGCAATCAACTAGTCAAATTGGCCGCTAACCATGCCTATGAACCGGCCGCATTGCACTGGACTAAGCAGCGTATGAAGCGGCATTTAAAGGCCGGTGGTAGTGCGCAAGATGAGGTGTGCGCTCATGAGTACAAGCTATTTGCACTCGAGGTTTTAATTATTGAATATCAGCGGGATGGCTTACATTTTGATTTGACCCAATGTTGGGGTAAGCCAGCCGAGTATTTTATTGATCTAGAGCAAGCTAGACAAGGATTGCAAACGGAGGTGAGCGCATGAATGAATTGATTAAAATCACTGAAAAAGATGGGCGGCAGTTAGTGTCTGCCCGGGATCTATATAAAGGGCTTCAAATCGCACAACGCTTTAGTCGCTGGGTCGAAAATAATTTTTCTTTGTTTGATGAAGGGGTCGATTTTGACAAGTGTACATCAAGTACGGTTGTCAACAATGGGGCCGTGCGGGAAATTGACGATTATGTTATTACGCTTGACATGGCTAAGCAATTAGCAATGATGGTTAGAAACCAAAATGGTAGCCGTTATCGTAACTATTTCCTAGCTGTTGAAAGACGATGGAACAGCCCCATGGAGGTTGTCAAGCGCGGATATGGGTTTCTGATGAGGGAAAACGAGCAGCTGAAACTGGAGAATGAACAGTTGCAAGGGCCAGCTAGATTAGGCCAAGCAGTTTCAGGCTCAGACGATTCTATCAGCGTTGGCAATTTTGCTAAGGTGTTACGCCAGCGCGGTATTAAGACTGGTCAAAACCGCTTGTTCGATTGGCTAAGAACTCATGGCTACCTAATAGCGATGGGGAAACGTTACAACTCACCGACCCAACGAGCGATGGAGCTGGGAATCATGGAAGTGAGAGAAACCGTGATCACCACTAATCACGGTTCAAAGACGCGTTTCACGCCCCTGATCACGGGTAAGGGGCAGCAGTATTTTGCTAATAAATTTTTGAAATCGAAGTCAATGGTCAAAGAGGGGTGAGCGCATGACTGAAACACAGGTGCTAGTAATTAATGCTGACAGACCCGATATCGATCACCCACTAGCAATGGGGCCCGAACCGGAAATGTTTAAGCTCGCGCAACATAACTACAAATCTGGTGAATGGCCGTTCCCAGTTAGACTGGTTAAGCCTGGGACTAAGGTACGCAGTGATGAAGCTTACTTAGCTAGTATGTTACCAGATCCCCAAGCTGAGGAACGTGAGCAAATTAAAGAGATTCGTCGCGCTCATCGTGCTGGCAAACATACGATTAGAGCATTGACCGATGAAACTGGCTACTTTACCCAGCGAGTGAGCTACTTGGTGCACAAGTACCGCCTGTCACTGCGTAATGAGTACTGGCGGGCTGAGAAATATAATGATCCCAATAAAATTATTACCGGCCAAACAGTCGAGTTGCTGGGCGACAAACTCGGCGCGCCAGCCCAATCGATAAGGCAAGCAAGCTACTCAAACGGCATTGTCTGTGGCTACTACATTAGCCGGGTGTCGAAAGTATGAGCAAAGTCGTGATCAAGGGCGAATTACCTAGCTTAAATGAGTACATCAAGGCTGAACGGGCCAATCGGTATGCGGCAGCTAACCTAAAGAAGCGGTACACGGCCTTATGTAGTGTATATGCGAGGGCAAGCCGAAATTCTGGAGTCGAATTCAGTTGGCCTTGCAAGCTTAAATTTACGTGGTACACGAAAAACAGTCGGAAAGATGCAGACAATATTGCGTTTGCTAAAAAGTTTGTACTTGACGGCTTCATGAAGGCTGGGCTTTTAGGCAACGACAATCGAAAGCATATCACGGGATTTCAGGACGAATTTGCAGTTGATAAACGAAATCCTAGAGTAGAAATAGATGAAATCACGGAGGACGAGAATGCCTAAACACACTAAGAAGCGTTCAACGATTAAACGGAAGCACCGGCGAATGAAGCAACATGCTGAAGCAAACAAAGCTAAAGCATTAGATAGCAAGCAATTGGCCAAGGAATATGAGCCATACAACATTAATAAGCGGGCGTTCGGGGAGGAATGAAAATGGACATAGCATTAATCAAACTCATTAAGGCACCATGTATTCAAGAATACAGATGGCATGGCGATAAATTATTTATCTGGGTGGCGGATTACGACTGGACGAATTTTAAAGAGATATTGAAGAAGCTATGTAGCTTCGACGATGGTGGTATACCAGCACGTATTCAAGAAGATTGTATTTACATCGATCTTGGAGATACAGAGATTATGGATGATTACTTTGAAGAATTAAAGGTAGCGTTCCCGGAGGATTGAAAATGGATGAATCAAGTGAATCATATGAAGCAATAGAATGGATCTTAAGTCAATTGGCACAGGCCTGCTAGTGATAGGAGATGGCGACGATGATTAAACTTGATAAATGTGTTGCTAAACCAACAGAATTTAACGTAATTAAAATTACAAGTGAATTGGGTAATGAAGTACAGAAGGCGTTTAAGGATGCTGATAAGCTTGATGAAAAACTGGATAGGCCAAGAAATCACTGGAAAGCGATGTTTGAATACCATGGTTTAGTTTGGTCTGATATATGGGGATTTGAATTCATAGCAAATTATGGTAAGGAGAATCAGTGTAGACGACAGCCAGTTTCACTTAATGATTGAATTATCGAAGATCGTGATAGTGAGCAATTCTTAATACCTAATGAACTATTTGAACGTTATTTTAAGTAGGAGGTGGCGACGATGATTAAGTTTAGAGCGTGGGATAACGAGGATGAGATTTATACAAATAACGAATATTATTTTGAATTGTCACCTGACGGTAAAGAATTAGAACTAGTGCCGACTAATGGGCTGATTATCGAACAATATACCGGCTTGAAAGACATGCACGGTAAGGATATCTATGAAGGGGATATTATTAAATATTTCGGTGCTAATAAAAAGATTAAAGCCAAAAATGAATTTGGAATTATTGCTTATAAAGCCGATAGATACGGAGCCGGTTTTAATTCTATTATTCAAAATAAGGAACACGGATATGGTGGGATAAACATTGAACAGGACATTGTGGTTGGAAACGTGCATGAGAACCCAGAGCTACTGGAGGTGAAAAAATGAAGTTATATCGCAAACAGCCAATTGAGGCCGAACAATTTGATGGAAGCAATGAGATGGTTGATGAGTATGACATCGAAGTGGTCGAGGGAGATTATGCCGATGATTATAGTATGCCAGAAGCAGGCCCAGCGACCTATTTTCGATATTTTATGCCTAGTGGGTATAACGAGATATATGTCGGCGACTGGATTGCAACTGGCGTCAATGGCGAACATTGGCCGATTAAGAACGATGTGTTCAAGAAGACATATGCCGAGTTGCCGGTGATTCCTAAGAACGTTGCTGAACGCATTATAACCGAACACAGCCTTAATGACTTAATTCCTAGTGGCGGAATTTACAGAGCTATGATCCAAACAGTTGTTTATGGATATCAGAAAGGCGATATTGGCGACTGGATTGTCAATCATAGTGATGTTTTTGCCCGTGCGTGGCTAGACGGGTATGTGGTGGAGGAAGACAAATGAAAGATGAAAAATTGACACTACCGGGCAATATTGTAAATGAATTGACGTTCACGGCTGTTAACTGGGGTGACACCGGAATTGGATTAATGGATACTGACGGACCAGAAGATCAAGAACCACACGTGTTTATTATAAGCCCGAAAAATGTTAAGCCATTCTATGAATGGCTAGGAAGACAGTTGGAGGTAGAGAATGTCAATAACTGGAAGTGATCGTGAGAGTAAACAAAAAGCCGCCTACTAGGGCGACTAGTCACGGGACCACTCGAATGACCGTTGTAAGTATAACATAAAAAAAGCGCCACCAGTGCTGACGTCGCTACAATTGATTCCCACAAAATTAATTATAGCACAGTCAAAACAAGGGGTGGCGGCTTTGGTTAACGAAGTATTTAAAAATTATGATTTAGAGGCGACTGAGGATAATGTTGATCTGGAGTTAAAACGGTATCAACAATTGAAGACGGAACAAAAAAGATTGAAGCTAGTTGCATTAAGCGGGCAAGCCTATGATGGAATGCCACGTAGTGAAACTAATATTAATGGCACCGAAGAAGCGATGTACAAAAGATTGCAGGATCAGGAATGGGTAAAAAAAGAGATGACATTGTTAGAAACTGCGGTCGACTTTGTTGCAGATACTGATGAAAAGTCAGCACAATGTTCAGCCATTTTGAAATGGAAGTATTTGGATGGCTTCTCGACTGATAAGTGTTGTATCAAGTATGGGCAAGAGTTTGATAAGCAGGGTTATCCATTGGCACGGACAACGTTTAATGACAAATTGAAACAAGCACGGTTGAAGTTTGCTGAAATCTATCCACGCGAGTTGCGAGTCGAAGTCAGTAAATAAAATCCGTCATAATCCGACAAAATCCGTTATTATCCGTACACAATCCGTCATAATCCGTTTCACAGAGCGTAAAAAGGGGAGTAAATTAGTATTATCGAATGTTAGGTAAGCCACCCCAGCTTGTAAGTCTAGCATTCATGTGGCCTTAGCTCAGTTGGTAGAGCGCCTGACTGTTAATCAGGTTGTCGCTGGTTCAAGTCCAGCAGGCTACGTTGCTAAAACCGACCTTGGCAGGCGGTAGAGGCAATGATCGTCATAGATGGACGTGAAAGGCGTAAGCCGAAGTCCCTATAGCTCAGTAGATTAACAGCGTGTTCTATGCTTGCCAGTGTAGAATATCCGGTAACGGGTTAATTGGGTCAGAGCGCTTGCCTGATAAGCAAGAGGTCGCCGGTTCGAATCCGGTTAGGGGCGTTAGACGGGCACAGATGTACAGTTTGTGTTGCCTCCTTGATTAAGTTGATATGATGGCCCGTCTATTAAGCAGATATGATCTAATTGGCAAGATGGCGGTCTCCAAAACTGTCTATGTTGGTTCAAGTCCAGCTATCTGTGTAGCCGGCGGATTTATAAGGGGTGATGCGCTCCTCTCTGCCGCTGGCATTGTCTATTAGTTAAAGCCCGGGGTCGGAACCGGGCTTTTTGTGTACATAAATTTAGGAGTAATGTCATGACACAAATGATTCACAGTAAATACGGATACGAGCCGCCTGAATGGGTGCAGGCTGATTCCCGGCTAGATAAGTGGTGCAAGGATAAGAAGCGTCGTGCTAGTAAGCATGGCGCTTTTAGTTTGGAGAAAAATAAAAAGGCCACTGTTTTCCGCCAGCGACCTAAAGGTTATTAA